AGGTAATAGGACGGAAAACCACGCTGGAAAAGAGACTGCCGACCAGTGAAGAAATTCCAATGGAACGCTTCAGACTCAACAGCTTTCTGGGCAGCATCGACATTCGTAGAAAACGAAGCGCTTGAATCCTCGCGAATAGCCGGATGAGTATTCGGTGTGGTTTTGATAGTACGCAGATAAGTTTCCAGCTCGGAAACAGTCAGGTAGTAGGGATACTCCAGCGCAGAATCGGCCACAGTACCAGCCAAAGAAGTAGGAATCAAATCGTATTGCTGATTGAGATAGTAGTTGTAATAGATATCCATATAACCGATATACGGCGTAAGGTCAATAACACCCGTGACGATAGAACCCGGAGCTTCGCCCATGTAATCGGCAAGAGAACCGGGGCCGACGATAGAACCAAGAGACCCATGGGGCGCATCCGTTTGCAAGGCAGAAACCAAGATGGCGACTTCATCACCCGCAGGGTTGGCAAGGTCGAAAGGAACCGGAGGCGCCATCGAAGGCTTATAGACAGTATTCGGAGTATCAGTGATACCCTGAAAATTAAGCTGACGTTCGACATTATAAATACGGTCGGGAATAAAAAAATATTCCTTCTTGACACATACGCTACCCATGAAGGGGGCCACAATCGGAAGAGCCTGAACACCTACGCCGGGCTGGAAGCTGAAATCGTCACCAGCAACAACACGGGTCACATTGGTAGGAATCAGAGTACCCCAGCTTGCGGAAGTGGGGTTGCCGGAAAAAAGTTTAAACCGGGACTTCTTGTTTCGCTTACGCGAAAGAAACATCATTGCCATAAAATAGATTGTTTTATAAGTTGTTTTTTATAATAAGAATAAGTCGGATAAGTCCTCAAAACATATTCCCAAATAAGCTGCGGAATAAGGGAATCGTTGCGACAACGAATCTGTTCCTTATCAAAACATGCCAGCTTGTAATAACGAGGAATACTGTAAGGATGATTATCAATCAAGATAGAGAACCACTGTTTGCAACCAGTCATCATATATGCTCGAAGGGCGTCCTTCTCCGATTCTGACAATCGGCCAAACCCATGAGAGACATACAAACGACCATGTAAGTCCAAAACATCCTTCGGAACGTCATTCCAATGCACAGCAGACTTCTTCGTAACATACTTCATTGCATAGCGAACACCACCGAAATGGCGAAGAGGACTAACCCAAGCAAGGCCGAAGGACATCCAGTATTGACGGATACGCCACCAAGGCAAGGGACATCCAAACATGATTGCATGGATATGAAGTCGATGCTCAGAAGAAAGCTTACGTTGAGCCGCACGCTTGCCATCAGCAACCTCCAACACAAAAAGATAAGGGAAAGAAAGCTTGCGATAACAAAAGCGACCCGTATCGGGATTTCGATAACGAAGGGAATAGTCCTTACGCATACGGTCTATAAACCGACGAATAAAGGCGTAGGGCTCCTTACAAAAGGCCTCATAAAATTCTGGTTTGAGAGTAAAGGAGCAAAAATAAGTGTTTGAAAGATTGTAACCGAGACGCTTATAGATGTTATGAGCGCGAACAAACCAATGCTGCTGACGTTTCTTGATACACTGAACACACTTGCCGCAGGGCACCTGAAGCTTATAATCCGGCTGATTAGAGAACTGAGAGGTCTCTACACCGAGCTGGTCTGCAAGTTTAATGTAATGGGGATTCGTAACCCGCAAAGGTCTGTTACACATAACTCAAACAAACTACAAAGCAAAATCTACAATTACAAGTGTCGTCCGCCGATTATTATGTTTTTAACCTTCGGACGGGGTTTTCCTTTTTTTCGACCACCGCGACGAGAGCGACCGAGAGGCGCAGCAAGAATCAGAGAAGCGAGCGTAGATGAAAAAGAAAAGGTCTGAGACCTTGAACTCATAGATAACATGTTTACACTCGGGGTCGAACAATTCTTGTTCAATGGTAAAATAAAATGGCACGTGGGCTGCGATAATGGAATCAATTGCGGCTTGGATTCGAACACGGTCTGCGAAGGCAAATCGAAAGGAGATGAAGCCACAGTCGACGACATAGTCGGAACAAACGGCAAAGAGGAGTTCCACGAACTGAGCTCGAGGGTCGAACTCGAAAGACTGCGAGAGGGTGTCCCAAGATTCGTTGTTAAGCATGATAGGTCACGAGATTTGATTTTAGATTCAACCCGCACGGTATCACAATGAATACCGTGACGAAATAATTTCTGAGAATAGCTGCACGATACGGTGAAGTAGACAGCAAGAGCAGCAATTATAGACGTTACAAGCGTCCAAAATGCTTTAGTGCGGTAGAATGGTGTTTTTTCCATAAAAAGTGATTTAATGAATAATTTAAGTGCCCTACGGGGCAAATATAATGAATTTTTGCATCGATGCAAAGCGTTCCATTTTTCAAATGCAAGAAAATTGTTTTTTTTCGACCAAAAGGTCAATTACTCGGAGAAATCGACGAATTAAAAAGACCTGAGAGGTGCATAACGGGGGAGAAAGTAAGGACGCAAAACTGTGCCTGAGCTACTTAGCTCCGTCATCGCACGCACGCGAAGCGCGCGCGCGCGTTAACGGATGCAGACAAGCTCATGCACGGGGCTCCTAACTCTCTCCCCCGTACCCCCTCTCAGTCACCTAATGGAATTCGCTACGCTCATAGATTTTTATGACTTTGAGAGAACCGATGCGGAACCTCGCGAGGGCGCCGTTTCCACATCTGGCATATATAGGCAAGATAAGGGGCCTTCTCTCAAAAAATGGGTATTTACGGGCGCGATGGTAAACCATCGCTTACGTGCCAGCGGACTCCGTCCGCGACCATGGCACCTTATAGAGGTGCTAGTCGCTACCTGCGGTGCGGGGTAAGACTGCAAGAGGAACACGGAAGGTTACAAGCCGCAGGAAGCAAAGAAAAGCCCGGCAACGACGGCCGGGCTAAAAATAAACTCGAGAATTCTACTCAACTGAACCAATCTCCTCGTAAAGAGCATTATAGAGGTCTGCTGCAAAATCACTCTTCGAAATTCCAGAGGGAAGCGAAACAATACGCCAAATACCGTCCCACATGTTTTTGGGGTCATGAATGTTAGCAAGGTAACGAGCAAGCTCCTCAGCCTGACGGTAAGTCAGGACGCGCTCCTTAACGAACGACATGGCCGCAACACGGGCTTGCTGACGCGTAAGTTCAAATTTCTGAGAACGAAGAAGCTGTTCGGTCTCCTCCTGAGCCATTTTAAGCAGAGTGTCCTGCTTGAGATTAAGAGCTCTATGCGGCTCAGTCTCCGCCTGGGCTTCGGAAAGCGAAGCACCAGCCTCAAGGGAGCGTTTCTGGGCATCACGAAGAAGCTCTACAGTGAGCCTATCAGCATCAGTTTTAGCAGCGCTGGAAAGCCGCTCCAAAGCTGACGAATTAATCTCGGCAATCTTGGCCTGCTTGGATTCAAGGTCAATAACAGCATTGGCCTCGGCATACTTGGCTTCGAGTTCTTTGAGAACATTACCGAAGCGCTTAGACGTAAGGTCTTCACTCGCAATAGATTCTACAATGTCAAACATAGAATTCGTATTCTCCAAACCAGTAGTCTCAGCCCGGGTTTTAAGGGCTTGCGACTTAGTGAGCTCAATATTAGCCTCGGCCTGAAGAGCTGAGAGAGTCTGCTGAGCGGCATTACCAAAAGCACCCACAAGGGGGCTCACCGGAATACCACCCGGCTGTGAGAAGGACTGCGCAGAAGGCGTCGAACCACCATAGGAGCCAGGGTCAACAGATGACGTCTGAATACCTCCGACATCAGCATAGGGAGTAAACCCGGCCGCAACACGTGCTCGACGCTGAGCGGCCGGGGAATTGTATTTATCCCAGTATAAATTATTCTGCTGAGCTTCCAGCTGAGCCAAGTAGTCCGCATACTCCTTCTGATAACGCTGCTGCTCTTTGAGGGCCCACCGATTGTATCTCTCGGCACGAGCATTCATCTTAGAAGCAGCAGCAGCCGAACCGCCAGCAGCTGCAAGGCTACTGGCACCAGCAATAATTGCAGAAGTAACGGCGGCAGACATAACTACTTATCATTTTGTTTACCCAACTCCTCCTTATGACGCTCGGCAGATGTCTCACCGACGCACTCGGCAATACGCTCGATACGCTCGAACTTGTCAAGCGAGAAATCCGAGCTGGGGTCAGTCGAAAGAATCGAAGCATCCTTACCAGAAGGCTGAATCTCATCGTAAGCAGAATCACCACGAACAGCCTGCGTATCACAAGAAAGATAACCCAAGGTATAATACTCCTCGAGAATTTCGTTCATACTCTTGGCACCGACAATAAACTCATCGGGCCAGGAGGCACAGTTACGAGCGCGATAGGAAGCACACTGCTCAGCGAAAGGACGGACACCAACACGCTGCGAAAGGTTGGAATAAAGACAACCTTCATGCGGATTATAATTCTGTTTTGTTTTCATGACGAAAAGGTTTAGAGAGTTGTTGCAACATTGACCTTCGACTTCTCGCGGAACACTACGATATCAGCAACATTATCGAGAACGAAATTCTCGGCAGTGGCCCGCTGGTCGTAGAAAACGTAATTGAAATCACCACACAGAATATAAGGGCACGAAGAGGGCCTAACATAAATCCGCTTGAAGAAAGCCGTAAGACGCTGAAGAGAGAGTTCATCAACATAGGTTCCGACGGCCTCAATGAATTCTTTATAAGCCGAAGTATCCATGACGGAGGAGAGATTGCGACCATAATCACGAGAAAGAACCCAGTAATCAAGGTCATTACAGAGGCGACCGTGAGGCTTCGAGACAGCCGTCATAAGTTCACTCCAGGCGGGTTCATAGCCGACGTAATTAGTATCTTGAAGCTTGAACCCGGGAACATGTAAGACACTATTTAAATAGGTCGGATTTGTAGCGCCAAAACTTTGAACCTCACCAAAGACCGTGGAAGCCTTCAAGCCCTGCATCGCAATATTATCGAGCGCAGGAGCATACTGCTGGCCCAAGGAAACTTGCCTCGAGGTAGGATTGATGTAAGACGGATAGTAAACCCGCGGAACGATAGACGTAATCTCCATGAAATAACCATCATCGTTAAAATGATAGTTACGACGACGAAAACGAGTGCCGCCAGAAAGCTGACCAGAGAAAGCACCAAGCGGCGAGGAATTGTCCTCGAAGCCCGTCGTCTGGTAGAGCGTATTGACGTTCATGTCGAAGGAATCACTACCAAGGAAAACCGGACAGGTACTGTCCTGATTAAGCTTAACATCGAACTGGGACTCATAGAAATCCGAGTTGCGACCACCACCAGCGAAGGCTAAATCCATGTAACGCTGCATACGAGATGCGAAAGTGATATTACGCATCGACACGGAATTACCCGAAGTCGAAACATCGACAGCAGCGTCGGTGAAGGAGGAAGTCTTCAGCCAAGCCTCGAGGTAATAGGACGGAAAACCACGCTGGAAAAGAGACTGCCGACCAGTGAAGAAAT